CGTTGGACGATCACCTTTTTGTCCATCATTTCTGGGACGTATTTCATTACTCGACCTTGCTTAGAATGACTTTATAAATGGTAGTCGAATCGTTGATGTACAGAAACACGCTGTCCGTAACGGTGTTTTTAAAAATCTTCCAGGTCCCTTGCGGGATATCCGCTTCCTCAGCGTTGGCGGTTTTGTAGTAGATATACCCGGTGTGATTTTTGAACAGCGTACCGATCGTACTTTTGTACGGATACCCGGTCGAAGGATCGGATACCAGGGTGATATGCGTGGAATCTGCGGTGGTTGTTGCCTGTTTCTGGTGCAAGTCAATCGGCACCTGGCCGTATGCACTCACTCCAACAATGCAGAATAGGATTAAAAGAATTGTTTTCATGTTATTGATAAATGATATAGGGTTCTAAAAGGTGATCACTTGCCATCATGCCGGGATAAACAGAATCCTCCCGTTTATCGTATGCCTTCCGGATCCTCAAAAGCATCGCTTCTTTTATTGGACCAGGAATGGCATAGGGTTGCGTGTACCCGGCCACATAGCGTATTTTCCAACTCACAGGATTGGTCCCGGTGATAGGGATGGTGTAATCGTCATTGAATGAGATAACCATCATATCGTTCCTGATCCATGTGGCGTAATTCGTACTGGTTACGGTTTGATCGTCCCCGTTCGCATCCACATACTTTACGGAAGTAACGGATTGTACCGGGTTCCATCGAAACCGTACCAGGTTGCAGGCCGGCCATGCGGTTAATTGTTCCTCATACGTCGCGCTCATCAATATCCGTCCGGTCTTACGCTCAATCCAGTCGGTCGCGGAGGCTATCAGCAGGTTGATCAAAGCGTCGTTATCGCTTTCCGTTTCCTGCAAATAGTCCTTCACTCCGTCCAGGGTGAGCGGTAAATCCGTGCGGGGTGTGATGAGTACGTTCATTTAAGACCGTTTTTTAACCGCTTTTTTTACTTCGGACAGGTCGGCAATGGCTGTATGGGCCGCTTCCTCCTCGTCCTGGTATTTTTCAGCCGCCCCGGAATCAATATGGCGTTGCGCAGTCTCCCGCTCGATATCGTGAACGCTCCCTTTCGGGTACACTTCAAACGGAGAAACTGCGCAACTTTCCAAAAACCTAACTTTCATTCTTAGGTGGTTAACAGGTGTTTCACGGCTGCCGTATTGAACAGCTTGGAATCAAAGGCGGCATATCCCAGCCATGCCTTTTCCAAAGAGGCCATGTACAATTCGTTGAAAGGGAAGATTTCAAAGCCACCGATCCTGCGGACCTTGAACTGTTTGAAATCACCGTACAGTACAGGGTATTTGTCGGCACCGCCGGAATCAACGCTGTCCATATGTTCGTTAATGACTACCGGACGGCCTTCAATACGGTCGGGTTCGCCGTCGCGGGGAGAAGGAATGTACAGCGGCCGGTCATCGCCGGATCCAAGCGTGAGGGCCACAATCTGCCCCATACTGGTTGAGTTCATCATCCAGGTCCCGTTCATCCGGTAAGGCTCAGCCACCGAATATTTCAGGCCAACCAGTTTGGCCCGGGAAATAGCCGAATGGGTAGCCCCCTGGGTGGATTGGACGACCACACCATAGGGTTTCGTGGTACCAACTCCTGATGTGAAGTCCCTGTTTGTCCCTTTGCCCATGCGCTCACCCAATGTTTCACGGATGAACCGAGCAACATCGTACTTCGAATCACGGAGCAACTGGATGGATACTTTCATGATTTTGGTCGTGTACATGAAGCTGGATAGCGTGATGTTTGTGAGGGTAGTATCGCCTACAACTGATGCATTGGCCTCGGTAACGACTGCTGCTTCCTCAGTATCATTGGAAGCGGGAAAATTCATGGTCCCACCGGAAGCGGTGTCGATGATATCGCACACCTGCAATACCCCGCCCCAAACGGACATGATCTTGTAGATATCATTGGCCCATTCTTCCGGGACCAAGTATCCGCCAAGTCCGGGAGTTCCGACCACCTGGGTGGAAGTTCCCCTGTATTGGGTCATTACGGAATGCAAAACAGCCCTTTCTTCGTAAGTCAAACTGTCCGCGTCTTTGATCCAGTTCACGAAGGCCCGCTCATACGTCGGCTTTTCCTTCGGCTGCTCCGCAACCCTTTCCTCCACGCCATCGGAGAATCCCCGGATTTCGTCAAGGGCTTTGATGTTTTCGATTTGCTGGCGAAGTTTTTTCTCATCGGACAGCATTTTGTCGTAGGTCGCCTGATCTTCAGCACTCAGGCCATCAGCCGTCGATCTGGTTTTTATCAGGTCCTCCATCTGCTTGAACAGGTTATTCCTCTGCTCGTACAGTTGTGATTTAGTTGCACTCATTTTTTTAGTGTGTTTGTGTGAATTAAATTATTGATGCCTGGGCAAGCCGAAGGAGGTTCTCATTCCTGCGGTTGACCTGTTTTGTTTCTTCCTCGATTTTTTTCAGAATACCGGCACACCTGGCAGATACTACCGTGTCCTCGTAGGCCGGATAGGTTGCGATTGTTACGTCATAAATCCGGTCGATTTTGGTGATGGTGATTAGCCTGGACCCGTCCGAACGCTTTTCCATATCAAACCCATCCTCTGTAATGGTAAAGGCGAAGCTGCATTGATCGACATCGCCACGTTTCAGGCTTTCCAATACATCGCCCCTGGATTCCGGCAGGTCGCACTCAAATGCAAGTCCCTTTTCATCCTCCCATACCCGGAGCGTACCTGATTTTACCCGGCCCAAAATGTGATTTGGATCATGGTTTAGCAATGCCCGGATATCAGATACCGAAATCGCATTTTTGAAGGCTCCTGGAGCAATGCGCTCGAAAATTCCCGGCCTCAGCTGCGTTTCGCTGTTATACAATGCCGCATAGCCTGCAACCGTGCGCTTATCGCCTTCAACTTGCCTGTATTCGACATTAAATGACCTTTTTTCAATATCATTTTTCATTACTTTCCTCCTTTTTTGTTTGATTACCGCCCATATTGACCTGTACGAAGTATTCATCTCCACCCGGACGAGGGTTTAAATGCTCCTGTTTTCTGATATCATTAGGGCTGAAAACCCCGATGTTGAACATTTTGGAATAGAACTCACCCCTTGCAGCGGTATCTCCGCGCAACAAACTGTCCAAATTGAAGCGTACAAAGTATTTTTTCCGGGTTTTTTCTGTCAAAAAGAACTTGTGATTGCACTCAACTTCCCATGCTTTTGCCCTGGGCCGGATGCAATGGACCACATTGTCGATGCTTTGCTGCTCAATATTGTTGTTTGTGGCCCGATCAAGGATGCCTAAAAGGTGCGGAGGGATACCCAAAATCTGGCATACCTGCACCCCGGACCAGTTCATGGTTTTTACGAAGTCTGCATCAACCGGGGTTGCTGAAATCTGTTGATAAGTGGCTCCTGAATGAAGGATGGCCACGTTCCCGGAATTTGCGGCTCCCTGATGCTGCTTTCTCCACAAATCCTGGTATTGCAAAACCTGTTCAGGCGTTAAACTGGCTGGGGTGCTGAAAACCCCGGACGGCAAGGCTCCGTTTCCGAAATAACTCGCCCCCCATTCCTGGGCAGATAGCATCATTCCCAGGGCTTCCTTACAGGCATTGATAGGGGATTGACCAATGATCCCGTCCTTTGACATCATCATCAGGTGCAGCATCTCATCATGGTCCAAAATGATTTCTTTGGTCTTGCCTGCTGCGTCTTTGCGGACCAACTTGTACTTTTTGAGCCTCCTTTCCGGGTTATACAGGACCGAAACCACATTAGGGTCCTGCCATTCTATTTCGGTGATCTCCCCGGACCTGGACCGGTGAATCCTGGAATAAGCATTGCCAAAGCTTTCCAAGTTGACCTGCATCATTTCCTTCCAGGAAAATGAATTGTACACCTGGTTTGGAGCCTTTGAAAGCAATTCAGTCAGTTCGTGATCAACTGCCAAAAACTCCCCATCCTTCGTGCGTTCAAAAACGTCAAAAGGGAGGGAGCCAAAAGTGTGTCCAAGAAGCCGGAACCCCGCCCATAATGCAGGGATGCCCATGCTGTTGTCGATGGTTACGGATTTGCCGGATGCGGTATAATTGCCACCAAGTATAAACCGGATGGCTTCCGTTTCCTTACTGGAAAGGGTGATCCCGCGTTTTTGCAAGCCTAACCATTGCATTAATCCCATTAATCCGCGCGAAGTGTGTTCAATACCTCACGGATACAAGATTACTTCATGCCATTACCCGCATTTGCCCGAAATAAAAATGGGCTGCCTTTCGACAACCCATTCAAAACTATAAATGCAAAATGAAACTCCTTACTTCAGTAGCAATTTAGCCGAACATGATGGACAAATTATGCTGTTTTGCATGGGATCAGGACGCTTTACCCATTCGCTGAACTCCGCTTTTAGCTTCCCGGACTTGATATAATACTTCCTGGAATGCCTGAAAGCGTCGTAATCCTTGAAAATGCGCTTTCCGTAAACCTCGGAAAAACTGTCGTTCATCTGTTCAAACAGCAATTTAGGGTCATGCGATGGCGCAATAACCTTAAAAAAAGCCCTGATAAAGATCAGCCTTTCATCATTTTCCCGTTCCTTATCCCATTGCGTCCGTGCCATATTTAAAATCCAAACCCTACTTGCTGTTCCGGTTGATCTTTGAAATTCATCCACTCACCGATGGCAATGATTGAAGCAATCACCCCATCAATTTTATCCTTGCTCTTGCCCTTGTCCGGCTTCACATACTCACCATTATACCGGATCACCGTGTTTTCCACATTCCAGGCCAATACAGGATTGTTCATGTGATTGATCTGTCCGGCAATCGCCATCGCCTCCATTTTTTTGGTAGGGGCGTTCCATAGTTTGGCGTTTGAAGGGGTCCAGGGATTTATTGTCGCCCCGTCGCTGGCAAGATCCTGGGCAAACTGCGATGCGTTCCAGTCATCATATCCTACCACCTTTAGTTTGGCAATTTTAGCCACTTCATTGATGCGTTTACGGATGACCTGGTAGTCGGCCACGTTCCCGGGTGTGATGTTTACATATCCCTGGTCCCTCCAGGTAAAATAATCAGCTTCGTTCTTTGTTTTGCGGTCTGAAGCCTTATCGAATGTTACCCAATACTCCACCAGGATATCCACCGTTTCACCATCCTGGTTTGGGAATACCATTGAAACAGGCAATAGGTCATGGTAATTGGCAAGGTCAACACCCATGAAACAATCCCGGCCCCGGTAATATTCCAGGTCGTGTTTCTCACCGGAGCCGATTTGCCATACATGGGCGGGGATCCAGACGGATTCGGATTTGGTCCATATCCCTAAATGCAGCCGCTTGAATACGTTTAAAAATGATGGGTTAGCCCGGGCCTCGTTTGCCTGCTGCTGTATGTAATCCTTTTTGATCGTTACGTCGTACCCGGGATTGGATTTTGACCAGGTTGATTCTGCAAATGGGTCATCGTCCTCGTCTGCCTCATAAATGACCGGTAAGAAAGTCGGGTCGTCGATCTCTTTTGCAATTACTTTTTTGGCATACCGGTACAGTTCGTAACAGATCGAATTGCGATCATATCCCGGAGTGGTCGCAAACATAGTTACCGGCTCCCGCCTGGATCCTGTTGAGGTACGCAATACGTCCACCAGATCCCTTTTAGGGAAGGCGTGTACCTCATCGATCAATATGCAGTACCCGTTAAAACCATGCTTTGTTTCTGCGTCGGAACTCAATACCCGATATCTCCCCCAATTCTTTTGCCTTACCACCGTGTCCCGGAATATATCCACCCCTTTGGTCAGGCGTTCATTGTTCTGGATCATTCGTTTGGCAATATCAAAGCTGATCCTTGCCTGTTCCTTGTCAGCTGCCGCATTATATATCTCTGCCCCTGGTTCATCGAATCCGTAAAACATATACAATCCGATCCCCGTCATTAGGGTAGTCTTATTGTTTTTCCTGGGTACCTGGAGATAAACCGTCCGGTACTTCCTGGTATTATCAGATTTTTTTTTCCATCCGAAAAGCGGCTTAATAATCCTTTCAATCTCCCATTCCTGCGGCTCAAATGGCTTGCCTCCCATCTCCCCAATTACATGGGTCAGCATCTTGCAAAAGAAGTTCACCGCTCTTTGCGCTGCCTGATCGTCAAACCAATACAGATCAGATGTTGTCGAACTCGTCCGCTTCTTCTTTGTTGCTACTGGCATTATCTGTAATGTGTTTGATCCTGCTTTGGCTGTATGGGTTAAATCCGAATTTATCTGATAC